GTGGCTGTAGTGGCGCGGGTGTAGGTGGGGGTTACCCTGGTGCTAGCAATGTTGGATACTAAAGAATTCTGTAACGGTAGTCCGAGCGTGGGCACAGGCTCACCAGATCCCCGAATGGATTGGCGGATGCCTTGCCGGATAGAATTTACTATGGCGGTTCTCAAACGACTACCTCTTTAAAGATAGAGGATGGAGCGACGATCAGCCGCCCCAGAGCCTCTAAAGGTCTTACTCAGGTACTGCGAGTACAAATCCAGCTTCAGGACGGTACACTTCAACACCATACAGGCAATCAGCCGTGTACAGGTTGGAGAGGTATTCCTGCTTGTACTGAGTTTGTGAGCGGACAGACATCTGCTCAGCAAGTACAATCGCATCACGGTGGAACAGCAATGCAGCTCGAGTAGCAATACCCGTTGCAGCAGTGTTGTCACCAACGGCTTCGATAGTCGCACAGTTAGATGATACATACACATCCACGCCGTACAGATTACCGATCAGGCCGCTCTGGACACCAGTACCGTTTACGAAGTCAGAAGACACGTAGCGGTCAATGCCCATGATGGCGTTACGAACCGAAGGCGGGATGATCAGGTGTCGATCTTCCATCGGCACGTCGTTGTCATCGAGCTTCTGGATCATGTCGCGGAAGAAAGCATCCGTGAACACGTCAGAAGCTACCTGGGTGTCGTCCGTGTACTGAGTGGTCGTACCGTTGTCGTTGAAGAAACAACCGGTGTGCTGGTAGTCAGTTTCAGCAACCGCATCAGAGTACACAACAGCGCCGCCGTCACCAAAACCAGTACCACAAGAGTGGAGGTCGGTATCAACACGCTTTGCCAGTGAGTAACCAGCATCGGAGGTGTAAAACTGTCGCAGGCTGTTGAGTGCCTGTACTTCAACGATGTCTTCGATCAAACGTGAGTATTCAAAGTGACGATCAATGTCGATAGTCAGTTCGCTCTCAGTATTCGCAATGATCGTTACTGCCGTATCCGCAGCCTTTGCGTTCGCGTCACCACGAGTAGGCTTGGGAATATGCAGTTTGTCGCCCTTCTTGCCAGACATTGAAATCTTCTTGACAAGGGGTGCAACCTTTAGTGATCTTTCATACGCAGCGATGATTTCATCACTCCAGATTTCCAACGCCCATCTCGGGGCGTCCGACTATAGCATCACAGCAGAGAAAGAATCCTCTCCTGCGCCTTCTCACTTAGTCTGTGCGGGTCACGCTTCATTAGCTTAAGCTCGTCTCGGATAGCGTCCCGCACTTCTGTGCTGACCTGCTGCCCCTTGATGTTTGTCTCCATCCAAAGACAAAACCTGGCTTGCTCCCTCTTCAGGAGAAGATGCTTGACGATGTTTCTAAGAACTGGGCAGGCTCTTTTGTAGCCATCCCAGGATAGGCAGGTGCTGCTCTGCCAGTTTTCGTTCTTAGATTCACGGTGGTCCATGTGCCCACCAAGCGAGTTTTGTAGCATCCCGAGAAGGGCGATAGCGTTATCTGCCATTCCAATTCTCAGTCTTGGTTTTACATAAACGCCATTTGTTACCTGAACGTCTATGCAGCCCTCGCCGTCAATCAATCCTGCTAAATACTTCCAACTGATACGCTTCATGGATTGCCTCCGAACTGCGTGTGTTAGTCTGTCGTGTTCCCTCTGGTAGACCTGTTAAGCCGTCCCAGTTATTCAGAGAAGGTTTTACATTCCCAAAAATTAAAGGTTAGGAATGAACGTTGCTGCTTCTGTCTTGGCGGTATTACCCCCCGCACCAGGATAAGTGGCTGTAGCCATGAATTACTCCTACTTAACTCGCCCTTCCTGATACGCTTGCATTATCTCGTCGGCAAGCGCGGTATATCTATCAGGGTCTGTCTTCATTAGTTTAATAATGTCGGCCCTGCGATAAACTTTCTTCCTTGACCCATCTGATCCACCCTGCGAACCTCCTGTGCTGGCGGCTTTGAGTTGATTCTTGCGCGCCTGCCTTTCGACATCCACTGTTTGCTGTGATACTGACTTCCGCTCTTTCCAGAGTGAAAACAGTTCATCAGCAGCTTCGGAATCGTACTCTTGATCCGCTCTAACAAAGAGCTGCTTGCGAATATTCGAGGCCTTGATCCACTCTGCAAATGCTGAGTCCTGCAAGATTTGCTGCATGTCCGGGTGCTTCGATTGAAGCGCGGATAGTGCGGTCTGCTTGCGGTGCTCAGAAGCTGCTTGCGATGCCTCTCGTATTCTCGGGTGATTCTCAATAGCCCTGTTAACGGCTGACTGAGGATCGGTAAAGTAATCTAATTCATCTTCAGGCTCAACGGTCTGTTGAGGTGCTTGCTGCGACGAGATATACTCATCTACAACTTTACGAAGCTCGCCAACCTCCGACCCTTGTTTGCCAAGCGCCTTTTCCGCCTCTTGGTGCATCTGGACAATTTCTTCAAGAGATTTTCCTTGATACTTTTCTGGGATCTGTGGTTGTGGTTGAGGTTGCTCATCTAACGATTGAGTCTCATCGAGATCGTCTTCAATGACGTCTACTTGTTCCCCTTCAGGAGGCAGATCTAACATTGTGGCTCGGGACATACATTAAACTCCGTGGACAAACCATTATGGAGGTGATTTTCTGCCAGCCTTTTCGTGTTCTCTCACCCATCTCATGTGCCTGCCTGGGAAGTCCCCAGAAGCACCCTCTAGAATGAAAGCCGGAGCTGACAACTGTTTGGCCGCGTCTTCACCACAATCGCACCTACAGACTGAGGCGTTGTCGCTAACCATTTTTTCAAATACGTGCCCGTTAGGACACCTAAAGTCAAATATCTTGTACATCTTCTTCCGCTTGCTCTCTTGCGAAGCCTACCGCGTCCTGAAATGCCAGGATTGCACGAAATGCGTCCAATTGACCCTTGCGAAAAAACAGGTCGTCTGCGCTAGATATGGTAGACAACTCTGATAAGTTGCTGATTCTATTGTTTATTTCTTCAATTAACTGGGTGTACCCAGCATGATTAAACAAAGAATTGTAGTTATCAAAGTAGTCTTCTAGCTCAGGCGTCATACAATATCCTGCTATGGTTAATGGACTGTATCAGCATGTCAAATCAAAGTCAAGAGGTTTTTCATTATTTACCACTTTTCTTTGCAGAATCTGCTTTCTCGAGGTCTTTTACCTGCTTCTCCAGCGCATCAATACGTCTAGAGGCCTTGGCGAACGCCTCGTTGATCTCGTTCATTGCTTTGTTAAACTGTGGTTGGCTGATCATGTTATTCCTTTTTAGTTGTTTCTATACGGCATCAAGACTTTTGGAGACAGACTCAATCTTCTTCTCAAGGAAGTCGAGTATGGCTAGGAGTTTAACCTCCATTCAAGCGCCTCATCAGTTCTTCTTCCATCTGCGAACTGCGCTCCGAATCCTTAGAGGACTGCTTGGCAGCGGACTCCTTGAGCTTCAAGTCCTTCTCCTTGAGGGTCAGTTCAGCGACCTTGAGTCTACGCTCGAACTCCTTGTCGTCCTGACTCCCCTTGTCGAGATTCCTCGTAACAGCCTCGATCTTGTCGATCTCCATCTCCATCGGGACGTACTGAGCCTCTACAGCGTACTTATTAGCCCTTGACATTGACTCCTGTGCCTGAGCCTTCAGCGCGGCTGTCTGAGAAGCCTGGAAGTCCATCTGTGCCTGGTGCATCTGCTGCTGCATCTGCTGTTCTTCTGGAGAGGGCTTCATTGCTTGTTGTAGTGAAGCGATAAGCTCTTCGCGGTTCGACAGGTTCATGTTCTCAATAATAGACTGTACTAACGTGCCGTACAGAGGAGAGTCCTGCTTCATTGTTTGAAGTAACTGCACCAACTGGCTCACCTCGTATTCTCTGGCGATAATCCCCAGGGTAGACGTAGCGTTGAACTTGTAATCAGCAACAGGATACGAATCGGGGTCAAACTGCATGTACCTGTAAGCCGCCTTCTTGACGAAGGGTATCAGGAAGGATTCTTGGAAGTTAATCAGTGTGCGTTTGTGTCTCTTAATGATCGCTCCAAGAGACATAGAAATACCGGCAGCAGTGGCCTCACCATTGACTTGTCCTGCGATACCCGCTGAATCTACTGCGCCAGTGGCTTGTTGTACCATCTGTTGTAACGCCGCTGCTTGAGCGAACGTAATCTGGCTGACATCACCGAAGTTGAACGGCTGGAGGACTTCTCTGGGATCACCGTTGGTTAACAGAATCTGTCCTGGCCTGATCTGGGGTTTTGCGCCTCTTGGCATTCTGGTGGCGTCAATGGCCATCATGGGGTGGACAGTGAGTGCCAGCGCGTCGATTCTCGCCCTGATCTCGGCATCAAGGGCTTTCTGAGAGTTATACCCTTTTTCGCAAACGCCTCGCCCCCAGAACCTTGATGGAACAACATCCCATGGGAACGCGACTACAGGGCGGTCTTGCATCATGTAAGGATTGGCTTCGGCCTTTAGAAGAACCCCGCCGTTAGCAATGACAACCACGGCTTCAACGTAAGCGCCTTCCTCTTCTACGTCCGTTTCTGCCTCGAGCATTTCTCGCGGCACAAGCCCGTAATACTTAGTTAATCTGACTTTATCGTCGTGGTAGATAGTGAGGTCTTGGTCAGGCTCTAAGTCCGTATCAGGAGAGGCAGATCCAACGTATACATCCTTGTAGACGCCCTTTTCTTGTAATGCCTCAACGTAGTGAGCAGATACAAACTCGTCAATAGCGACTCCCATCGCGTCTTCGATGCAGGTAGCCACTGGGTCGATCAGGAAGTTCTGCGGCATGACAGGGTTTAGCCTTACTCTGACACGATCCCTGATGTTGACACCGATAGCCTTTAGCTCACCGTCCATGAGGGGTTGGCTGCCAGGGGACATTTCCTTGATTTCGTCAATAACGACTTCGCCAATACCCGTACCGAATACGGCTGCGTTAATGAGACACTCCGCTACGGACTTCCTGATTCGAGTCTGTCCAAAGTCTTCAGTGAGTTTGTTCCTCAGGAACTGTGCGTCTTGATTGTCTTGATCAGACATGTCATCAGAGATGTCAAACCACTTGCCTCTGCCGAATGTTGCTTCTTCCAGTTCTGCGACGTTTGACTCAACGGCCTGCTGGAGTGCCGGGGCGATGATTCTACTTCGCTCTGACTCTCGGGTTCTGTCCTCTTCGGCCCAGATGCCGCGCCACAGCCGGTAATACTCCTGGTGCTTGTCCTCGTAGTTTCCTTCGTAATGGTCGCGCCAGTTGTCACACTTGCTCATTACCCATTCTTCAACACTCTGGTCAACCATCAAGGGGTCGACTTCAAACAATTCGCTCATATCAGTAGCCTGCAACAATATCTAAAATTTGGTGGTCTTCTATTTCGTATTCGTAGTCGTATGCGACGTTAGCCAGTTGGTCAATGTAAGCCAATGCGTCGATCAAGTCGTCGTGAGTCAGTGGGTCAGGGAATTGAAAGAGTTGGTCAAGGAAGCGTGTATTCCATTCGCCCCTCTTGAGAGATATGTACCCGTTCTCAAACCTTCCTTGTAGTGCCCACATGATTCTATCGGTCTTTTTCCTGTTGCCGTGGGTTAACTCCACTACCCGGAAGAACGCGCCATGTCTTTTCTGGAGGTCAACAAGGGGAGACATCACCGCTTGTTTAGCTATGCCTCTCTCTATCCCCACCGAGACGGGGTCGTAGTCCCTAACCGCTTGGAATATCTTCACAGCAGTCTCGTCTAGCGTCCATCTGCCGTGAATCACGTTCTCTACTAACCATCCAGTTGGTGAGACAGTAACCACCGCGATAGCCGTTTCGTCTAGTCTTGAGTTTTTACTCTTCTTCTTTCCCGCCTCCTCAAATCCAGCAAGGTCTACTGCGATGTAGACATCACCCTCCATTTTCTCTCCATATTGTATCCATTCTTCCTTAAACATTTCAGAGCCTCTAGCCTCAAACGAGGCCATGAACTCCTGGCGGAAGGCGTAAGACGACATGGATCTCTTGGCAATGTCTATCTCTGCTGGGTCTAACAGGGGGTTATCATAGGAGGTGAAGTGCCATGCCTTGTATGTCGGGTCGTCCTCTAGCTCGGCGTACTTGTACAGGTCGTAGAAGTGGTTTCTACCCATCGGAGTACCAATGAACAGCGCACTTCCCTTTTGGTCAGCCAGTGCTGGTCGCAGGATCTCTTCGAATACAGACGGCTTCATGTCCGCGTACTCATCCAAGACCAAATACTTGAGAGACACACCACGCATTGTCTCGGGTCTATCCGCACCCTTCAGGCTAATGACTGCGCCGTTGATCAGGGTAATCTGTAAGTTGTTGATATGCGATGATTTGACGACCGGAGCAGCCAGTTCAAGCAGGAGATGCCACATAATGTCTCTGGCCTGTCCTTGGGTTGGTGCAACGTAGAACACCGCCCCTGATCCGTCTTGCAGGGCGTTAACAATCATCTTCCATGCAGCGTATCTGGACTTGCCAGAGCGTCTACCAGCGGCGATAACCTGGAATCTAGTCTCATCTACCCATAGCTCTTGCTGCCACGGGATTAACTCAATATTGAGATCAGCCCCCATACGTCCACATCACGGGGTATTCCCGCAAATCAACGTGAACGAAGTCATTTCCTACACCTATTCCGGTAAATCCGATCTTAATAGCCTCATTGACCAGAGTGAAGCGTTGGAATCCGCCTCGAACCTTGATATCTGCCGCTATTCCCTCAGAATGAGTGCCTGGTTTTGATTTAGCAGCCTCAATGGGGTGATCAGGGCTGCGATATCCTGATGTGATGACAAACGGGAAGCCGCATTCGCTCCGGAGTCGGTCTAACAGGGACAGGAAGATGGGATTCATCTTGTTTTCACCCGTGTGCTGGCAGTCGAACTCCGATATGTCGAAATATTGGTAGGTCATATCACGACGTGCCGATCAGTCAACTTCATGGAACTCTGCCTCTAGGGGTTGGTCATCAGGTTGGTCGCTAATATCTACCTGTCCTACGCCGGATATGTTGATCTGGATCTGGCTCTTGCCTGCTCCCTTGCTGACTTCATTCTCAAAAGCCGCTATCGGTAGCAATCTGTCCATACAAAGCTTCCATGCAGCAGCCTGGTGCTTGTGATCATCGTCCAAAGCCGCATCTAGTATGGTCTGGAGGACTTTCTTGCTCTTCGGAGAGGCCAACATACGAGCCTTGTACTCGTTGATGATAGCGGCATCCCCTTTAGGGCGGCCTACTTCCTTCCGGTTACCAGCCTTTTTAGCAGCAATCTCCTTCTTGGGAGGACGGCCACGCTTACGCTTGCGGAGATTAATCTCTTTTCGCTCTGCTACGGCCTCTTTCTGCTTGTCAGTCAGCATTATTCCGTCTTGTGTCTTGTGAATTACGTTTTATGATACACAAGGTTGGTTGTTGGGCTGGAGCTGGGTGGAGTCGAACCACC